GGAGACGTATTTAGCGGCTTTTAGATCCATTGCATGTCCTACTTCAACTCCATGGAGAACGCGCCTTAAAACGCCATTAGAAGCCTCAGAAGAGGCACTTCTTCCCGCTCTATGGGTATGCCCCATAATTACGCTCTGGCCATGGCGTTTAGCCTGGTTGAGCGCTGATAGTCCAGGGTTAGGGTTTAGGCTGCCAAGATCCCCATGAATGGCAATCCAGCCCTTAGCGATAGGCATTGGCGTTGACCAAAACTTGACTCCCATTTCATCAAGTTTTAGAAACTTCTCGAACTTTAATTCTGGCAGGGATAAGAACGCTGGGATCTTCTTCATAATTACTTTGTAAAGTCGATCCGTATGGTTACTTCGAACCATGTGGGCTTCTTTGGAATACTCGAATAGCGACCATAAAACATCAACTGTCCGATCGCGATCCTCAGCTAAAGTCTGTTCGTACCAGCCCGGGGTATTTTCTGTCCATCGGCTGATTTGTGGCAAGTCGATTTCATCTCCGATAGTAAGGACAGCATCGGGCCGAAACGCTTTAATAAATAAACTGAGATTGCGTACAACATGTGAATCTTCGTAGGGACATTGCAAGTCTGGAATGACTACGGTTCGCTTCATTAATCCTCATCATCATCATCGTCATAAGGTATGCGGTCGGGTGATAGCGGCAGCCAGTTAGGTGCAGGGAGAATGGTTGCTGGGTAAGTAGCAGGTTCTAGAAGTATGGCTAGGGCTAATTCAACCGTAAAGCCTGATCGTCTTAAAGATTTATAGAACTCATTAAGCCCGATGCAGTACTGATCAAGCATAGAGTAAGCCTCTAGATCGATAGCCTTTTTGCGCGCCATGAGATAAGTGTTACTTACCTAATAGTTCAATAATAGTATCGACACGCGCTTCCAGTCGATTAACTTGATCTTTGATAGATGATCCACTATTGGGCTTTAATTCATTGAGGTAGTGCTTGACTAAGAACTGCAGCATCGCAGTAACACCACCCAGAACCGTTACGATCGCTACTGCAATAGCAGCGTAATCCTGAGGACTCACCGTTTAGGTGTCGCATATCCGAATACTCCAGCAAGAACAGCCCATAGAATTGAGCGGTAATCTGCTGCGAAGTTAGATGCAGCCCAAGCAGACAGGAATGCTCCTGCTGTTAGTACGAGTGGATTTTTCATATTCATGATGTGCCTCCTAGTAACGGTATATTAAAGAACGAACCATCTTGATCACCTTTGATACTGAATGAGACATGCATATGATGGCGATGCTTGTTAATCCCAGTATAAGTTCTCCAGCGCCAAGCGCTCTTGGCTGAACAGATCTTGGACTCGAATATGATGTACTTGATGCGCTTATCGGTCTTGGCAAGGAGTCGAAGTTGATCAGCAATATCGGGCATGAGGTCTGGTTTAGCCTTACCAGAGACATCTCGATCGAGGTCGATCGCTCTAACATTCCCAGTCGATGCACAAGGTATGTGATCGCTAGTGCCGCCTGCACGATGTCGGGCATCGGCGATCCAGCCATCGGAAGTGCGATCGCGGTCTGGGAACGAGTCATCGAACTGTTCTCGTAACTGTTGCCCTGCTTTGCATAACTTTGGCTTCATGCCAGTAGTAGTGCCAGTTCATCTGGAGTAAGTCCTAGGCGGTCTGCAATAGCAGCCTTTGCCGCCAATTTATCTTCGATGGCTTTGGCTTCTGCAACTTTATCGGCTTCGTTTGCTTTTATAGCAGCCGCTTCTTCTTTTGTGGCTTCGCGAACTAGATCGTCTATTTGTACTTTATAGGTCATTTTTTATCCTTAACTGTTCTGATAGCCATAAACGCGGATTGTTCCGCCTGTAAGTGTTCCGCCGCTTGGGGTGATTGTGAATGCTGTGTATTGAGTCGTATCATTTAGAAAACCAGAAAACCAAAAAGCATTTCCGTCTGTTTTGGATTGAGAATAATTAGAAAGAACAGATGTATTTTTTGCAAGATTTGGAGAAAGCAAATCTATATTGCCAGTAACATTTGCTGTTGTTATTGTGCCTACGCCTTGCCAATAACTTCCGTTGCTTACATTTTCGCCGTTTACTGTACTTCCTGTGTAATTGCCAAAGATCGCAAATCGATAATATCCAGTTGTTGTTGAGCCAAGTTGTAGTCGTAACTGCTCGCTAGTTGCGCTACCTGCTCCACCTGAAATAATTATTTTATAGTTGTCGTATGTAGAACTAAACGCATCAGTTACGGTTACGGTTGAAACTCCTGAGCCAATAGTTTGAGATTTAATTAAAGTTAAACCGCTAACTGCTGGTGCTGGTGCTGCCCACGCTGGAACTCCGCCTGAAACTGTCAAAACGTTTCCTGTTGAACCAATAGCCAGGCGAGTGTTGGTGTTAGCGGTGGCGGATCTATATTCAATATCGCCTAGAGTCGTAGAAGGGTTTAGTGCCTTCGTAGTAGTGTCTACAGATGAGCCAAGGGTGCGAATAGCGGCAGCGCCATCCTTAACAAGGTCGGTATCATCTGGGGTATCCCACCCATAATTAGTTGTCGTTGCCATGTATTCTCCTTATTAGGCTACTATTGTAGCGTTATTCCAATCTAAAGTAGGGCTAAGCGTGTTCCATGTCTCTGTAACTGGAACGCTGTTCCACCTGAAAGCCTGTAGCGAGTAGGCAACTGGCGAAACAATAATTGTTAGATCGAGTGCATTAAATCGAGTAGTCCAAGTCCAGCCTTCAACGAATCCCTGATAGCGACCATCGGCAATGTTTAGAGGCAAGTCCTCGATGTCTAAAGGTAAGCCCATAAAGATATTAAACGCTTGATCGCGAGAGGCATCTGGGATATTAGGGTTAGCCATTGGGAAAGTAATACTCTTGAATTGATACTGAGGAAATGCCCGAATATCTAAATAAAACTCTGCCTGGCTTAGGGCATCTGCGCCGTTTTCAATGCTGGTCTGAATGTTTTGGGCTTGAGTGCCATAGACCGCAATGGATGCAGCATCCTCAGCCGTTTCTTGTTGCCCATTTTTGTAGGTAATAGTTACTTTGTTGCGTACATCGCCTAGGCGCTTAGATGTCGCTATTCCATTGGCGTAAGCCCATCCGCCATCTACATAGGCATAGCCATTGGTTGATAGGTATTGAGATCGATGAGTGCTGTCTGCATATCCAATTCGCCCAGAAGCATCTTCGTAAATATAGCCAAGCCCAGAAGTAGCAAGGCTGGCTACTAAAGAATAAACATCAGTAGTTGATGCTGACCTGTCTGTTAGCTCATAATCGCCCGGGCGATCAATTTCCCCAAGCCCAGAGTTCTCTGCATTTTCCCAAGTTGTTAAAGGATTGTAAGCCGCCCAAGTTTCTGCTGCTGGTACTTCATTCCATTGGTCGAATAAAACGGTTTGCAATACTTCGTAAATTTGATCGCCATCAAAGTCTTTATTTAATACGCCTTGAGTTAATACTTTAGGCAGTTTAGATAAAGCCCCGAGCGCCGTAATTGTTACATTCTGGGTTATGGCTGGCTCGCCTGTGGCTACAACTATGTCTATGTCTGATATATCTCCGCCAAAGATTGGAATATAAGTCCCAGTTGAATCTTTTATCTTGACCACAATAGAATCATTGACATCGAAGGATATGGCTGATTGATCTAGGTTCTTTACTGTAAATCGGCAGTACCCAGCAATAGGTTGGCTATAAATATCTGAGCGGCCTGAGGTAATCGTTAGATCCGATAAGACTAGGCTTGTTACATCACCTAACCCATTAACCTCTACTGCCCAATCTGGGTTCCATGCGGTCATTAAAAGAATGCCGCGCTTCCGAGGGTTCCTCGAGCTGATGAATCATTAAGAATACTTACAATCTGGCGAGCGGTTGACTCACTATCGATTGCGCCATTAACGGTGATATTTGTAGTTCCGCCGACATATCTGTAAGCGGCAATCGGTTCATTGGGCATTGCCGGGGCGCTTGGAGTTGATGGAGATGCTGCTCCAGTTGAAAACGATGCGTTGCTAAATGGATTTAAGGCAGATCCAATTTGCTTTGATATTTCAATTACTCGTTTAATTTTGTTGTAAAGATCATCAAAGAAGTTGACTACTGAGGCTATTCCGCTAATTAGCGCACTTATTGCTCCGCCTACAACTTCGAATGCTTTGCCTAAAGTCTTGCCTAGGATTGGCGCTAAAACATCACGAGAGAATTCTGCAAGATTCCTAAATAGATTAAGAAGAGGTCTTAACTCATCGCTATTTCTTGCAAGGGAATCACGAACTGAATTAAACGCTGATCGAAGTCCATTAATAATAGGGTTTAGGAATTCCATAACTGGGCGAAGTTTATCGCCTAGGTTGCTAGTAAAGTCTGCAATGGCCGGGATAACTCGTTTAACAATAACATCGACCATTGGAGTTATGGCATCAAGGATGTAAGCGCCTACGGTTTCCTTGCCTTCATCGAAGGCCACCTGTAAGCGGCTTAACTTTCCTTGGAATGTATCGGCTTGCTTTGATGCCTGATTCTCGAAAGTACCTGCAAGTTTTGCTGTGATCTGATCGAATGTAAGGGTTTTAAGTTCAGCCCTATCAATGCCAACGCCTAGACGGCCTAAGCCTGCCAGATTGCCTTCCTGAGCCTTTGAAAGGGCTTCTGTAACTGCCTGTAGAGATTTACCACTACCAGCAGAAATATCTAAGGCTAAAGCCTGTAACTTTTGAGCCTTGTCAACATCTTTAGTTGCTCGAGTTAAACGATCGAGCGATGGGCGAAGTTCATTATCGGCAACGCCAGTAGCCAGAGAAGTCTGAAGAATAAATTCTTCTGTGCTTTTAATCTGGGCATCGGTAGCCTGAGTAACATTCTTTAAAGTATTGGCTAACTTGGCTTGAGCGGCTTCATCTTCAATAGCAGATTTAACGCCATCGATGGCTAACTTTCCAGCATAGGCAACGGCTGCCGCGCCTGCGGCTGCGAATGCTGCTCCAGCAATCTTTCCGAACTTAGCAACTTTATCGCCGAAGGTGGCAACATTTTTATCGGCCTTATCAAGGTTCTTAGTGAAGTTATCGACATCAGCAAGAAGCTTGAGCGTTAACGCTCTTGTACCTGTTGCCATTAGCCCCACTCCTTCAAAATCTTAGTAAATGATTCTGTCCATCTAGCAACGATCTGCGGTTGAATCTTGCGAAGCGTTGGATAAATAAACCAGCCCTTAGAGCCTCGACCTTCTCGGCCTGACCAGACAGGGAACTGCTTAAACTTGTTAGATCCGAACTCAGTACCGCCCCAGATATCCTTGGTAGTTGCTCCCCCTGAAAACTTTTGAGAAGCGAA